GCTTGGCGTTATATGCAGTTTAGTCCTGAACTCTACCCTGTCAGTGACTACAAGTTCACACCAACATCATCTCTGGGTATCATCGCCCGTGAGTATGAAGTCACACAGCTTGTACAGTTGCTACAGACGATGGACAAAGGAAGTCCTATGTACGGTCAGTTGCTTGAAGCAATCATTGACCATATGAACCTGTCTAATCGTGAAGAGTTGATTAACTCTCTACGTCAGGCTTCACAACCGAATCCACAAGCACAGCAATTGCAACAGCAACAAGCACAAATGCAGATGGCTCAGTTGCAAGCACAGATTGCTGCATTCAATGGACAAGCTGCTGAAGCACAAGCACGTGCTCAGAAGTACCAGACTGAAACTGGATTGGTTGAGTATGAAGCACAAACAGATCGTATCAAGGCACTCTCAAGTAATCTTGAGCCAGGTATTGAAGACGATAAAGAATTTGAGCGTCGAGCTAAAATAGCGGAGTTGATTCTCAAAGAAAAAGAACTGAACCAGAAAGCACCTACAGGAGTAGCCAATGCTAACGAACAAAGAATGGGACAAAATATTCCAAGTGATCGACCAGAAAATCAACAGTCTGGAGGACAAGATCAATCAATTAGAGCAACTTTACAACAAGCCATCCAAGGTGGTCAAGGCTCCTCCCAGTAAAAAAGTTGAAGAAAAGTTAGCATAGGTATTGCAACTTGGCACAATTTATGCTAAAATATTATTTATTAATTGAACTGAAGGGCAATCATGATCGATCCAGAAGTCAGTGAACAGTACGACAACTACTTTCACCTCTTTCGCTCTACAGGGTGGAAACAATTCATTGAAGATATGCAAGCAGTCTATGAAGGATATGCAATTGAAAATATTAAAGATGAAATTGACTTGGCATTTGTCCAGGGTGAACGTCGAATACTAAACACAATTTTAAATTTTGAAGTCAGCATCACACAAAGTTATGACTTATTAAATGAGGATAACGATGATTAGACGCTTTGATTTCAAATGCACTGAATGTAATCACATTGAGGAGCAGTGGGTGGATTCACAGGATTCATTTGCTACTTGTCTTGAATGTGGACATACCGCACAGCGGATAATTTCTCCGGTCTCTACGAAATTTAACGGATGGGGATGGCCCGATGCCGATGATAAGTGGGCAAGAGATCACGAGAGATCCGCTAAAAAATAACTTCCATAATGCTATGCAGCACGGAGTAAATAATGGCAAAATTTATAGATCAGCGTGAGGATGAAGACCTTAACGGAGAAGACGTAGTTTCTTTCGATGAGCCTGAGGATCAACCTGAGCAACCTCAAGAGGAAGAAGAGCAGTCAACACCTGAAGAAGATATCCCTGAGAAATACCAAGGGAAAGACCTAAAAGACATTGTGCGTATGCACCAAGAAGCTGAAAAGCTATTAGGTCGTCAATCTTCAGAAGTTGGTGAGTTACGTAAGATCGTTGATGACTTTGTTCAAACACAACTGGCAAAAGAACAACAAGCCCACGCTAGCACTGCGACTGAAGAGATCGACTTCTTTGAAGACCCTCAGAGAGCCGTAGAAGCCGCTATTGCAAATCACCCTAAGATTAAAGAAGCTGAGACAGTCTCTCAACAACTCAAACGATCAGAGGCGATTGCAAAGTTAAAAGCAGAACACCCTGACTTTGACAAGATCGTTACAAACGAGAAGTTTATTGAATGGGTAACAAAATCTAAATTCCGTACTGAGTTGCTCACTAGAGCAGACAAGGGATATGATTTTGATGCCGCTGATGAACTACTTTCTTCTTGGAAAGAACGTGAAAACATCGTCAAGCAAACTGCAACAACAGAAACACAGGCTCGTAAAGAATCTGTGAAGAAGGCATCTACAGGTAATACTAAGGGATCTACAGAAGCTCCATCCCGGAAGATTTATCGTCGTGCTGACATTATTAAACTCATGCAAACAGACCCTGATCGGTATATGGCACTGGCTGAAGAAATTCGCAGAGCCTATGCAGAAAACAGGGTGCGATAGCCTTATAGGAGAACACTAATGGCAACTGCAACTTACCCGGGAGCAGGTGGCTTTACAGCTAAAACTGAAGCCGCTACTTTTATCCCAGAACTATGGTCGGACGAAATCGTTGCGGCCTACAAGAAGAACTTGGTTCTTGCGAACCTCGTTAACAAAATGCCTATGTCAGGCAAGAAGGGTGACACTCTTCACATTCCTAAGCCTACTCGTGGTGATGCGGCGGCAAAAGCGGCTGACACTGCAGTAACAATCATTGCGAACACTGAGTCTGAAGTTCAGATCGACGTAAACAAGCACTACGAATATTCTCGTTTGATCGAGGACATCGTAGAAGTTCAGGCTCTTGACAGCCTCCGTCGTTTCTACACTGACGATGCAGGTTATGCATTGGCAAAGCAGGTTGATTCTCACCTGTTCAACCTTGGCTTGCGCTTTGGTGACGGTACTGCGACAGAAGCAGAAATCAACGGCACATTTACTCCAGACGCTTGGGAAAACTCAAACGTCTACTACGTAGATGCGGCTAACGGTATCGCTACTTACGCAGATGACACTATGGAAGACACTGATGTCTTTACTGACCTTGCCTTCCGTGAACTCATCAAGAAGATGGACGATGCTGACACACCAATGGACGGACGCTTCTTCGTTGTTCCTCCTGCAGTACGTCAGACAATGCTCGGCATTGATCGTTATGTGTCTTCGGACTTCACAGCACAGCAGGGCGTTCAGAACGGCTTGATCGGTAGCTTGTATGGTGTTGACATTTATGTGTCTACAAACGTACCTGTTATCGAAACTGCGGATCAAAACACTGCAACTACTTCTGTACAAGACACTCGTGGTGCTATCTTGGCACACCGTGACACGATGGTTCTTGCAGAGCAGATGGCTGTTCGTTCACAAACTCAGTACAAGCAAGAATACCTTGCAACATTGTACACAGCAGACACTCTGTACGGTGTACAGGTACTGCGTCCAGAAACAGGCTTCGTGTTGGCATTGCCATCAGGAGTCTAATCTGACTAAGGTGGGGGCTTCGGCCCCTGCTTTCTTTTGAATTTCTTTGAGGTGGATGAATGGCTTTCTTTCGTGGAGCAGGCGGTAGCGGAGATGCAACTGGTGGGGCAACCATCAGTGCGGTAACCGAACAAGCGCAAATAGCGACTACCAAAGCCAATGAAGCATCAACATCGGCCTCTAATGCGGCATCATCCGCATCATCAGCGGCATCATCCGCTACAACAGCAACTACAAAAGCCTCTGAAGCATCAACAAGTGCAAGCAGTGCCGCTACCAGTGCTACATCAGCCTCTACATCGGCTACAGCGGCAAGTAATGCACAGACAGCTTCTGAGACTGCTCAGACTGCCGCAGAAACGGCTCAAACAGCCGCAGAGACTGCAGAGACCAATGCAAGCACAAGTGCCACTTCAGCGGCCTCTAGTGCAACCTCAGCATCAGCCTCTGCAACCACTGCAACTACTAAAGCATCTGAAGCATCCACTAGCGCAACCAATGCCGCTAACAGTGCTACCTCTGCAAGCAATGCTCAAACAGCGGCAGAGACTGCTCAGACTGCAGCAGAGACAGCACAAGCGGCGGCTGAGGCGGCTCAAGAAGCCATTGATGGTTTCTTTTTAGGTACGGCTACATCCAACCCTACAGTGGACTTAAACGGCAACGCAGTCACCGCAGGTGATTGGTACTTTAATACTACTGACAACACCACCAGGATTTACGATGGCAGTGCTTGGAACACTATCAATCCTGATTTAATTGGTGACACAACACCAAAGCTAGGCGGTAACCTAGACCTCAACAGTAACAACATCACAGGCACAGGCAACCTTAACTTTACAGGGAGTATCACACTCACAGGGACAGTAGACGGACGAGACATTGCCACAGACGGAACAAAACTTGATGGCATTGAGTCCAACGCTACCGCAGACCAAACTGCCTCAGAGATTCTTACAGCCCTGCTTACAGTGGACGGTGCTACTTCTGGCCTTGATGCTGATCTTCTGGACGGAAACCACGCTAGCGCATTCGCAACGTCAGCGCAAGGAGCTTTGGCAGATTCCGCTTTACAATCTGAGACCAACGATCTCACTGCGGCTGTAGTGTGGGCTAATGTACCTGATGCAAACATTACGCAATC